GACACACTCGATTGTTTCTTCTTACTGTCGCCAGGTAGATCCATTAGCTATTAGCTTGTTGCTGTTGCTTTAATTTTTCTTCATCAAGATGGGCTTTTAGTAGAGCAACATAAATGTCTCGCTCCCACGGTATCATGTTCTCAATTTCAGTTAATGAATATTTATGATACTGGATTAAGGCAAAATTCAACTTATAGAAATTCTCTAAGTCAATGTGAGAGAGACCTATGCGAAAAAACTTGATAGTCCTTCCAATAGAACCTTACTCTTCACACCTGTTTTAGGATTTTTTACTTCTATTTCATGCTGTAACTTAGGCATTGTCTCAAAGAATGTCTCAACAGATTTAAACTGAGTAGAATTCATTTGATCTAAAAACTCCATCAATTCTTTTTTAGTACAGTCTTTAGCTGCCCATGCTTCTTCACCACTAAAAATAGTATCAATACAAGAAGCAATCAAACCAAATGACTGATCCAAATTAGAACTAGTATCTTTAAAATCAAAATTAGTTTTAATAAATTCTTCCAAAGATGGATACTTCATCTCCATCATAGTATTATCATCTAACTTAATTTGTTTAGTATGATCATCATTCTTTTGAACCTGTATATCATCAATATAGATCTTTGTAGGAACATAAGTCTTCTCGTCATCAGGACAGAGAATATTAACCTCAACTTCCTCACCAACAGACTTACCTCTGATATTCAAAAATAAGAATTCAATATCAAAAGTAGGAAGTGCTTCCACTTTGATACCTGTTGTAAGTATACAGGACTTAAGAACAGTCTTAATAGCAGTTGTAATCTGTTTGTTATCTTCACTCTCTAGTGCTAAGACCAGAAGTTTTTCTTCTCTAACTAAAAAAGGTCTATATTTTATAGTTTTCTCAGTCGAAGGCAACACCAACTCATATGTTGGTGTACTAATCTTGGGTAAAGGCATAATCTATGCAATTCAGTATATTATATATAGGGGTCTTATGCGAAGGTTTCGCTAAGGAATTTTAATCTACCATCATCCATTACTTTTCCAAAGTCACCCATTAACTCAGAATTAGTCAAACGTGAGTAATATGAATTAAATTCTGGGTTACCAGAAGAATTCCGACCTCTACCAGAAATTGCCTCTGCCTGACTCTTAAGTTGTGTAATAAAATACCTTGTATAAGTCATTGATACTGTAGTCTTAAGTAATCCATTACCTTCAAATGATACTGGTGACGAACTTATTGATTTTGGATATGCATCTACAAATTCATATTCTAACAACTTACTATTAGGTGAATAAGCACCACCCATATCCTTCTCAAATTTTACAATCCATAATTTAGTACGATAGTCATTTGGAAACTGTGCTCTATTAACAGTCGTTGCACTTGATAAATCTTTTCCTGCTTCACCAGTTATAAACTTCATCCACCCATCAAAAAATCTAATTTGAGAATAATCACTATCTTGGGTAACTAAAAAGGTAAGATCAATTGATTCATCATACATCTTCCTATAGGCATGTCTCTCAGTTACACCCATAAAATCATTCTGTTGTTCCAAAGTAGCAATACTTGATCCAGGTAATGCTGCTTCAGTACAAGTTAATGTCAATAATTCTCCATCATAATTACTAGACACCCCACCAAAACTAGGCACAGGAAATACCACAGAATAATATGCTGATAGAGAAGGGCTTAGTATGCTACTCTTCAGCTTATTCATGCTGGTAGCAGGATGTAATGGTCTGTTCTGTTTCCCCATCTAAATATAACTAATAGTCTATTAATAGATATTTATACGATGAACGAGAGTATTAAAAGTAAATACAAACCTCGGAACCCTCGTAAGTACAAAGGTAATCCAAATAATATAGTTTGCCGAAGTAATTGGGAGAAGAAATTTTGTAGATGGTGCGACACTAATGAGAGCATTCTTCTATGGGCAAGTGAAGAGTTCTCAATACCATATCGCTCACCTCTAGATAATAGAATGCATAAGTATTACCCAGACTTCCTTATTAAAGTACAAGAAGGTGGTGGTGCAATAAGAGACTATGTAATAGAGGTAAAACCTAAAAGACAGTGTAGTCCACCAAAGAAAAAATCTAAAGTAACAAAGGGATATATCTATGAAACTAAAATGTATGCTGTTAATAATGCTAAATGGAGAGCAGCAGAAGAATGGTGTAGAGATAGAAGACTGATATTTAAAGTTATAACTGAAGATGAACTAGGAATAAAATATAAAAAATGACTCTCTTCCAAGAAATAAATGAACAAATGAGTGTAGAGGATGGTAAATCACCATTCTTCTATAGGAGAGCATTTAGAAGTCTAGTTACAACATATAAGAATAATCCCCGCAAATTTATCATGGATGAGAAGAATGATCGTCAAGGTAATGATGAGAACCTTCTTAGAAAAATCCCAAAGATAGGACATCTAATGATGTTCCAATATGAAACCAAAGCAAAAAACCTAAAGATGTTTGATGCATTCCCTCTGGTATACATTATTGAAGTTAATGGTAGAAGTTTTACAGGATGTAATCTACATTATATACATCCAGCAAAGAGAGAATTGGTGATAGATAATCTGATGGAGGATAGATTAAATTTACCTTATAACTCAGTGTCTAAATATAATATGACTGGTGTAGGTCCATTACTAGATATTGCAAAGGATGAATGGGCAAATGCAGCAAATCTTCCCATAGAAGAATTTGTATCTATAAAAGATGGTAAACCAAAGAGACTTTTAAATGCTTCGGTCTGGAAAGAGACTAACAAAACATTTAGAGATATGCTTAGAGGTGTGCGAAGATATCAAGGATATGGTAAAAATGAATCAAACTTTAGGTAATGGCTAAAGAAAAAGCAAAAGTTACAACTGGATTGGATGGAAGGGATAATTACCAATCTCCACAATTCCAAGTAAAATACCAAAAACCTGCTGGTACATATACTAGGGGTGGTCAAACACGCACTCGCTATGAAAATGCTAGTGCAAAACTTGTTTTGCAATTCGACCCAGTAACAAAAACATCTGTTCTTGTAAATCAAAGATTAGATTCAAATGGAGCACCACTACCACTCGTTGATTCAGATAAGGTAGCATCTGTTGGTATGGATGGGAAATGGACAGATATAAACACAACAAACTTCCCAGGTCTTGATAAAGAATTACAAAATAAAAATTCTAGAGTTAATAAAGATATAGATAATCAAATTATTAGTACCTACCAAGAAGGATATGCAGAACAATTTGGAAGTCAACCTGATAGAGCAACAACAGAAACAGGTATAGGTAGATCAACAGAGAAAAGATTCCAAGCAGATGCAATACCATCAAAAGCAAGTACAGGAGCAAAAGAAGAATATGCATCACCAAGATCAAGAGGAGGGCAAGGTAATACTGACGGGGTAGGTGGTGTATTATCTGGTTTATCTCAAGGTGATTTAAATACTTTTAAAGGTATACCTGCTAAACCAATAGGTAAATCAGGTGATGATCTAAGATATCCAATAGGAAATGTTGATGGTGATTTTATTAGATTTGGTGCAATTGAATATAAAGCAAAATCTGGTGGACACCAAGGTACTGGAGAAGATAAAAAAGGTACAGTCTTTAGTGCTGGTGGTAGTAGATTTGGTGATGCTAATGGAAGAAAACTAAAAATAATAGGAAGTACAGTATCTCTACCCATTCAATCTGGAATCCAAGATTCAGTATCTGTTGGTTGGAATGAAGATACTATGAATCCAATACAAGCTGCTGGAGCAGGGTTGGGTAAAGCATTACTAGAAGGTGATGAACTTGCTGAGAAAGCATCTGCAATGGCATCAGATGTTGGTAACGCTTCTGATGAAATGAAAACTCTTGTTAGTAATGCAATGGTTGGTAAAGCAGTTGGATCTAATGTTCTAAGCAGAATGACTGGTGGAATAATGAACCCCAACTTAGAGTTACTATTCCAAGCACCTCAGTTAAGACCCTTTAGTTTTTCCTTTAGGATGACTCCAAGAGATGTTGCTGAAGCAAAGAGAGTTAAAAAAATTATACGATTCTTTAAACAGAATATGACTCCTCAAAGATCAGAGGCAGATCTATTCCTAAAAGCACCAAACGTATTCCAAATTGAATACCTACATAATGGTAAGGCACATCCAGGTTTAAATAGAATAAAGAGTCCATGTGCATTACAATCTTGTAATGTTGACTATACATCTGAAGGAACTTATATGACATTCCCAGATGGAACTATGGTCTCATATGTAATGAATCTCTCCTTCATGGAGTTAGAACCAATATATGCAGACGAATATGATGAAGTCGATGCAAGTCAAGAGTCAATAGGTTATTAAACTATGCCATCATATTTTAGACAATTACCAGATGTCCAGTATATTAGCAGAGATCCAAAATATGGAACTGCTCTGGATGACTATGTTGTTGTAAAAAACCTATTTAAAAGAGGTAGGTTAAGATCAGATATATTTGAAAATCTTAGTTATTTTGAGAAGTATAGTATCCAAGGTGATGATAGACCAGATGTAGTGGCAAGTAGAATATATGGAGATGCAACTCTAGATTGGGTAGTCCTACAATCAAATAATATACTCAACGTATATGATGAATGGCCAAAAACTCAACAAGCATTTGACAAATTCTGTATAGACAAATATGGAACCTATGAAAATCTATATGGTGGAATACATCACTATGAAACTGTAGAACACACAGATACCGAAGGTACTGTAATTATCCCAGATGGAAAAACAGTTACTAAAGGATTCTATGATGCTCCAGAATACACTATAGAATTAGACAAAAATATATCATTACCAACAATTATTCCAGGAACTTATGCTGAGGGAACTGCTCAAGTTGGTGGTGCTGAAGGAAAAATAACAGCATTAACAATAACAAATCAAGGTATTGGTTATACTGCCATTGGAGGAGTTACTATAAGTTCTCCTGGTGCAGCAACTACTGCAACTGCAACTTGCACATTAAATGTACCTCCAGATGATATGGAGGTTGGACAAGTCACTATTATCAATTCTGGTGAAGCATATACATATCAACCTGGTGTAACATTCAGTGATCCAAAAGCAACTGTAGCGGGCATTCTAACGTGCTCTGTTGGTATTGGAACTACTAATAGCGGGCAAATTGCACAAATCACAGTCTCCAATACAGGAGATGGATACAACTTTATACCAACAATAACAATTGATCCACCACCAGATCCTATAGGTAATGCAATATACGTTGGGATAGGAACCTACGTCCTTGCTGAAGGATTTGAAGGTATGCATATCAATCCAACTGGAGACAAATTCTTTACATGTCATGGTTCTCTTGGTTATACCGTTGGTGAAATACGTGAATATACTATGTCTACTCCTTGGGATGCAATGACTGCCATTGAAACCGATATTAAAATTATGAACCAAGGTAGTCTACAATTCACATATTGTACTGGTATAGACTTTAGACCAGACGGTCAAACAATGTACCTCTGTGGTCTAACAAATTCTGGATTTAAAATAGCACAATACTCATTAGCAACTGCATGGGATATTGGTTCTACAATGACCTATGTTGGTAGTATTACAACAGTAAGTCCATCTAGTATAAGATTCCAAGATAATGGAAAAAATGTATTCATCATGGATACAACAAATCCAGATACAGTTAGAAAGCATGAACTAATAACTCCATGGCTTATATCATCTATGGTGTCTACAGCATCACAATCCGTAGATATTAATAATATTGTTGGTGGAGAGAACAACGTATATGCTATTAACTTTAAGGATGATGGATCAGAACTATATGTAAGTGGATTAGATAATTCCTCAGTATACTTTATAGGTTTAGGTTCTAATTGGAACCTTGATAGTTTAACGTTAAAAGGAACTCTAAATGTATCTTCAAAAGATAGTAGACCCTTAGACTCATTCACAAATCCAGGTCGAACTAGATTTATAGTTCCTGGTGGAACTGGTAGAAGGATCTACACATACAATATGGATCTTACAGCAAAAGCAACTGTAAGCATTAACAATGAACAACTTAGTATTACTACTGTAACATCACCAGGTGGGGCATATGATGCTGCAAATCCACCCAACATAACTGTTCAACCACCCACACCACATAGAAAAGCAGTTGGGTATAGCATAGTTAATAATGGTAAGGTAACAGGTATTGTATTAACTGATAGGGGTTATAATTATAGATCTGCACCTGATATTATTATTGATCCTCCACTAGATCCAATAACAGCAACTGCAACTGTTAAAACTGAGAATGGTAAAATTATTGAAATCTTTATTGGTAATCCAGGTAAAGGATATTATGATCCACCAACCTTACAATTCAGTGAACCAGGACCACTTTATATCCCTGTAAAGGATGAAGTATTTGAGAGAGATGGTCAGGAATGGAGATTTGATGGTTATAGTTGGAAAAGGAAATTATCTGATGGAACAATCTACAATGATCCAAATATAGAGTCTTTAGTAGAAAAAAGTGGTAGAGACACATCAAGACCAGTTACTAATATAGAACATGAACAAACCGTAGAAGATAAAAAGAGAGAGATCTTTGTACTTAAACCAAGATACCTATCAATTATTTTAGACGATATTGAAAGAATGATGGAATATAAAAAAGGTTCCACTCAATACATGAGTAGAACCCTTAAGAAGGCAGATAACCCTCGGTTATATGAATAAGTTAACTCTCAGCAAGTTTCTGGAAGTAACTCATAGCATCATCATCTTCCTCTGCTGAGGCAGGAGCTGCTGCTACAGCAACCTTCTCTTCCTTGCGAGAACCAAAGTCTGGCTTATAAGAACCACGAGGTTCATCATCACCTGCTTCTTCATCCAATGCTGGACGTGAGGCAGGTTTTTTAACGCCTAGAACATAGTCTAAACGCTTCTTTAGATCCTCATATGATTTAAACTGATCGGCAGCAACTAATGCTTGAAGGGAATATTCCTTCTTCCAAATTGCTTCCATTGCATCGTCATCTTCAAGAAGAGGAGCAGCAGTAGCAAACTCAGATTTGTCATAATTCCAATATCCATCCACTTTGCGGATCTTCAATTTGAAGTCAGCACCTTGCCAAAAATCAAATGGGTTAATTGGAGTTTCATCTTCAAACTCAGGTTGCATTGCAGCCATGATCTTATCAAAGATCTTAGCACCAAACTTATAAAGCTTTACTTGTCCTTCATTTGCAGGATTTGTAGGATCTTTTACAACATAGATATTTGCGTAGTAAGAGAGCTTACGCTTCTGCTTACGCACTGTAGTCTTGTCGTCCTCATTACCACTATTCCACAACTCTCTGTTGTGCTCTGATACTGGATCTTTACCACCAATGGTAGTTAAAGAATTCTCAATATACCATCCACCTGGTCCTTGGAACCC